CCCCGATACGACACGACTGACCCTCGGGCCACTAAGTCAATGTCAACTTCGGAATGGATTGAAGCGGAACGTCAGCGTCAGATCAAGAAGTGGGAAGCGCAGAACAGACGCTAAATCTTTTTAGCTTCTTGAAAGGACTACGAGATGAGTAACTCGATTCTTACGATCGACATGATTACCCGCAAGGCTTTGGAAATATTAGAAAACAACCTTGTCCTGACGCGCACCGTTAACCGCCAGTATGACGACTCTTTCGCCGTTGAAGGCGCTAAGATCGGCTCGACCCTGCGTATCCGCCTGCCCGACCGCGCTCTGGTCACGGACGGCGCTGCGCTTCAGGTTCAGGACGACACCGAGCAGTACACGACCCTGACCGTTTCGTCGCAGAAGCACATCGGCGTGAACTTCACGACCGCCGAACTGACGATGCAGTTGGACGACTTCGCGGAACGCGTGCTGAAGCCGCGTATTTCGCAGCTCGCTTCCAGCATCGACGCTGACGTTGCGAACTCGTTCAAGTATATCGGCAATTCGGTCGGCACGCCCGGCACGACCCCGGCTTCTTCGCTGGTTCTGTTGCAGGCGCAGCAGAAGCTCAACGAGAACGCCGCTGTCATGCAGCCGCGTTATGCGACGGTCAACCCGGCTGCCAACGCCGCGCTGATCGAAGGCATGAAGGGCCTGTTCAACCCGGTTTCGGCCATCAGCAAGCAGTTCAAGAACGGCATGTTTGGCGAAGGCATTCTCGGCTATGAAGAGCTGAATATGTCGCAGTCGATCAAGCAGTTCACGACCGGCTCGCGCACCGGCACCGTGACGGTCAGCACCTCGGTCACGACCGAAGGTTCGACCACGGTTGTTCTGACGGGCCTTGGCTCGACGGTCATCAAGGCTGGCGACGTGTTCACGATTGCCGACTGTTATGCCGTCAACCCGCAGACCCGTGAGTCGACTGGCTCGCTGTATCAGTTCGTTGCTCTGGCTGACGTTACCGCGTCGACCACCGCTTCGGTCACTGTCCCGGCGATGTATTCGGCTTCGCAGGCTCTCGCCACGGTCGACGCTCTGCCGGTTTCCGGTAAGGCCGTCACCTTCTTCGGCTCTGCTTCGACGCAGTATCCGCAGAACCTGATCTACCATCGTGACGCCATCACGTTCGCCACCGCCGACCTGCTTATGCCGCAGGGCGTCGACATGGCTTCGCGTCAGGTTCACAATGGTATCAGCCTGCGCGTCGTGCGCCAGTACGACATCAACAACGACCGTCTGCCCTGCCGTATTGACGTGCTGTATGGCTACTCGGTCATCCGTCCGCAGATGGCTGTCCGTCTGTGGGGCTAATAGGGTGGGCTTCGGCCCACTCTTTTTCTCAGATATAGGAGCATTGAACTATGGCTGCTTACGATCCTGCTACTCAGAGCGCTGCTTATCCGCTCGACTCGTACGGCCCGACCGGCGCGATTCCGAACGGTTCGGCCAACTATTTGTTTACGGACGGTAACACGGCTGCCGCCAAACTCGTTGGCGGTACGACCATCCTGTTCCCGAACGGCGCTGGTATTTACTTCGTCGATACGGCGATCACGGCCAACTCGACCACGACCGCTGCGGTCAAGGGTTCGATTGGTTTGACGACGAACGCTACGGGCGTCGGCAAGATCTTCTATTCGGACGGCACCAAGTGGCAGTACGCTGCGGTTAGCTAATAGGAGCGACAACGATGGCTAATAGCAAATCGGTTGGCGTTGCCTTCTCTGACCCGGAACTCGTCTCTGGCACGACCATTACGGGCGCGGCCATCAGCGGCGGCACCATTTCTGGCGCGGCTCTGACGACGGCGACTGTTTCTGGCACGTTCACGTCCACGGCTACTACGGGCGCAGTTATCGCTAACGCGACGGCTGGTCTGTATTTCCTGACGGGCGCGATCACCGCCAACTCCACGACGACGAGCGCGCCGAAAGGCTCTATCGCCACGACGACCAATGCTACCGGCACTGGCAAGCTGTTCGTTTCGGACGGCTCCAAGTGGCAGGCTCCGACCTAATCTAATCCTACAGGCGGCCTATGGGCCGCCTGGCCCTTACCATAGGTGTAAAATGGCTATGATTTATTTGCGCCATGAGCGTCATGGCGTTAAGATCGCTACGCTGGAAATGGAAGCGGAAGCCGACGAAGAAAACGGCTGGGAAAGGTTCGACCCGAATGACGACGACAGCGTACGATCAGATCTGCGGAGCCCTGAGACTACTGGGCGTCCTCGCAGAAGGCGAAACGCCCTCGTCGGAGACAGCGCAGGACGCGCTGACGGCGTTGAATCAGATGATAGACTCGTGGAACACGGAACGCCTGTCGGTCTTTTCAACACAGGATCAGACGTTTCTCTGGCCCGCCGGCGAACGTAGCCGCACACTTGGCCCGACTGGTGATTTTGTAGGCGAACGCCCTGTCCTGTTAGACGACGCAACTTACTTTCGTGATCCGCAGACCAATGTGTCTTACGGCATAAAATTTATCAATCAACAACAATACGACGGTATTGCCGTCAAGACCGTTACCTCAACCTATCCTCAGGTCATGTTTACTAACATGACTTACCCGGACATTGAAATGGTCATCTATCCAGTGCCTTTACGGCTCTTGGAATGGCATTTTATTTCCGTTGAAAAGCTGACGCAGCCTGCGGGTCTTGCCACGGCATTGACTTTCCCGCCCGGTTATTTGCGTGCTTTCCGCTATAATCTGGCCTGTGAAATGGCCCCGGAATTTGGTGTCGAGCCTTCCGCGCAGGTGCAGCGCATCGCTATGTATAGCAAGCGCAATCTGAAGCGCATCAATAACCCTGACGACATCATGGCGCTGCCTTACAGCATTGTCGGCACGCGTCAGCGCTATAACATCTACGCGGGCAACTACTGATGAAGACGCCGATCCTCGGCTCGACTTATGTGCTGCGTAGCCCGAATGCGGCTGACGCGCGCATGGTCAATCTTTTCCCTGAAGTCATACCTGAAGGCGGCAAAGAGGCCGCATGGCTTCAACGCGCGCCAGGACTTCGCCAACTCGCAATCTTTCCAACCGGCCCTGTTCGCGGGCTTTGGCAGTATGGCGGCTATGGCTACGCCGTCGCGGGGACGAAATTATACCGCATAGATACGGACTGGTCGTATCACGAGCTTGGCACCGTCGCCGGCGTGTCAAACGTGAATATGGTCGACAACGGCACGCAGCTCTTTATCGCGGCCGGCGCTAACGGCTATATCTACAATAACAGCGATTTTACGCTGGAATGTAACACGACCAATGGCGATGCTACTGTAACGACTACCAGCACCGCCGATATTTGGGTCGGCCAGCCTGTGACTGGATCGGGCATTCCTTCCAGCACGACGGTTTTAAGTATAGCCAGTAATGGGACTGATTTCGAGCTGTCCGCTAACGCCACAGCGACGGCCACAGGCGTTACGCTGACGTTCTCACCGTTTTTCAGTGAAATTACCGACCCTGACTTTCCCGGCGCTGTCGGCGTCGGATTTCTCGACGGCTATTTTGTTTTTAACGAGCCTAACAGTCAAAAGTTCTGGGTTACGGCGTCGTATAACGGCTTGTCGATTGACGCGCTTGACTTCGCCAGCGCCGAAGGTTCGCCGGACAACCTCGTCACGTTGATCGTCGACCACCGCGAAGTATGGCTATTTGGCCAGAACTCGGTTGAAGTCTGGTATAACGCCGGCACGCCAGATTTTCCGCTTGCCCGCATTCAGGGCGCGTTCAACGAGATCGGCTGTCTGGCCGCGTATTCCGTTGCTAAACTGGATAATGGCCTGTTCTGGCTCGGGGCTGACGCTCGCGGTAACGGTATCGTTTATCGGTCTAAAGGCTATTCCGGCGAGCGCGTATCGACGCACGCTGTCGAGTGGCAGATCCAGCAATATGCGACGCTTTCGGACGCTGTAGCCTATACCTATCAGCAAGACGGCCACAGCTTCTATGTGCTGAACTTCCCGACCGCTAACACGACATGGGTTTATGACGTGGCGACCGGCGCTTGGCACGAGCGCGCCGGCTGGGAAAATAACCAGTTCACGCGTCATCGCGGCAACTGCCAGATGAATTTTAACAATGAAATCGTCATCGGCGATTATGTCGGCGGCGGCATCTACGCCTATGATCCGACTGTTTACACAGAGGCCGGATCAACTCAAAAATGGTTGCGGTCTTGGCGGGCGCTTCCGACTGGCCAGAACAATCTCAAGCGCACAACACAGCACAGCCTTCAACTTGACTGTGAAGCCGGTGTCGGTCTTGAAGGCTATACGCAGGCCGAATACAATGCGATTACATATATCTACGACCGACAAAATCAGTTTATTCTTGACCGTGCTGGTAGCGCTCTTCGCATTCGCAACTATCAAGACTACTCCATAACGGTCGGTGCGGGCTCTCAGGTCATGTTGCGCTGGTCGGACGATGGCGGCCATACTTGGTCAAATGAACATTGGAAGTCTATGGGCCAGATCGGCCAGACCGGCTACCGCACGATCTGGCGGCGTCTCGGCATGACGCTGAAATTGCGTGATCGCGTGTATGAGGTGTCCGGCACTGATCCGGTTAAGATAGCGATTATGGGCGCGGAGCTTATAGCGGATCAGACAAATGCCTGATTACGCTAACAATACTCAAATCCCGGCAGCGCGGGTGTCTATCTGGGACACTGTAACAAACTTTGTGTCGCGGGAATGGTATCGCTGGTTCTATAATATGTATATGGCTGTTGAGGCCGGCCGGCGATACGGTTCATTTTACAGCACGACGACGTTCACGCCGGCTGCTACTGGAACGGCTTACGCCATAACTTTTAACAACACTTACACTCGCGCGGACGGTTCTGATGTGACATATGGCGTTTACATAGGGTCGCCAACGTCGCGTGTTTATGTAGATAATACAGCAACTTATAATTTTCAGTTTTCGGCGCAGCTTAAACAAACATCGGGGGGCACACATAACATTTTTATTTGGCCTCGCGTTAACGGCGTCAACGTAGATGATTCAGCTACGCAAATCACGATGGGCGGCGGGTCGAATGCGGCCACTGTCGCAGCTTGGAATTTCGTGCTAAACCTTCAGACAGGCGATTATTTTGAACTGATTTACTCAGTTGACAGTACAAATATTCAAATTCCGTATGTAGCCGCGTCTAGCCCGATTCCGGCTATTCCTTCGGTCATCTTGACCGTAACAAGTTGTGTAGGTGTCTAAATGGCCGTCGTAACTCCCACAGCTAAAACGCAATTCATTGACGCCGCTGGCGCTCCGCTGGCGGGCGGTAAGCTCTACACTTACGCCGCCGGCACGACGACGCCACAGGCGTCTTATACGGACTCGACCGGCGCGACGGCTAACAGCAATCCAGTCATTTTGGATTCGCGCGGCGAAGCGAATGTGTGGCTTGGTGAGGCCACGTATAAATTTACGTTATCTGATTCCAATGACGTTGAGATATGGACTGTCGATAATATTTCAGCCCCTACGACCGCTCTTTCACCGATTTTGTCCGGCAACGTCGTTGTGTCTAGTGACACTGTGGGTGCGGCGTTCAGCATTACTCAGGAAGGCGGTGGCTATATCTTTCGTGCTCAAGACAGCACTGGCGATACTAACCCAGTCGTTATTACTAGCGCTAGATATGTTGGTATCGGGACTCTCGCACCGGCTGAAGCGCTTGATATTGATAATAGCGGAAAAATTCAGTTTTCGGCCAGCGGCACAGCGCGCACGATTATATCGGCAGACGCGACCAACTCAACGATTGACGTTAAAGACGACCGCAACTTTGTCGTTAAAACGAATGGCGGCACGATTCTGACTGCTAATGACGCCGACATAACAACGACAGTGCCTGTGGTGCTCCCGGGATCGCCTACGACAAATTTGCAGGCCGCCACCAAGGCGTATGCAGACACTAAAGCCTCTGGATCGGCTACTATAACCGCCGGCACGTCCATCACGACCAGCGGCACATTATCATCTGGCGTGACTGTGTCTGTAACATCGGGCGGTATTACCGCGACGCAGTTAGCGTCCGATTCGGTAACAACAAATAAAATCTTGGTGTCAAATGTTACAACCTCTAGGCTCGCCGACGCAGCGGTTACGGCCGCTAAATTAAGCGGCGCGCAGTCAGGATCAGCGCCTGTTTATGGCGCTAGAGCATGGGCGTCGATAACGTCTGGTGCGGGCATAAGCGCAAGCGGAAACGTCAGCAGCGTATCTAAAGGCGGAACCGGGCTTTATCAGGTAAACTTTACCACTAACATGCCTTCGTCGAGCTACGCGGCAGTCGCCACGCCTACCGGAACGAAAAATGTCTTCTGCGATATTCTTAGCCGGTCGTCGTCTAGCTGTACTGTAGAAGTATTTTCCGATTCAGGATCAAACGTCGACAATTCGTTCTGCCTTATAGTTATGGAATAACCGTCAAAACTTAGGGATATAAAATGGACCCGATCACAATGGCATTACTTGGCGGGACCAGCCTAGTTTCAGGCGGTCTTGGCTATCTTGGTTCGCAGCAAGCCGGTCGCGCGCAGCAGCAGGCAGCGCAGACATCGGGTCTATTTGGCCTGATCGCGCAGCAGCAAGCGCAGCAGCAAGCCAAAGAGATGGCTGAAAAGGGCGCAGGCGCGGCCCGTGAGTATTATGGCCGTGGGCGTGAGGATTTGCTTGGCCAAGCGGCTCTAGGTGAAGCGGCTGGGCGTGAGTTCTACGGTCAAGGCGTTGGGTTCCAAGAGCCATATATGAAGGCCGGTGCTGGCGCGACAAATCAGCTCGCGGCATTGTTCGGTCAAGGCGGCGAATATACGCGTCAGCCGACATTTGAAGAACTTCAAATGGATCCTGGCTATGCGTTTAGAATGCAGCAAGGCCAGCGCGCGATGGAGTCGACGTTAGGTTCGTCCGGTCTGCGCGGATCTGGCGCGGCGCTGAAAGCTGGCCAGCGGTTTGGTCAGGATATGGCCAGTCAGGAATACCAGAGCGCATATAACCGCTTTATGGCTAACCGCGCTGCGGCGACGCAGGGGCTGCAAAATCTGGCTGGCACAGGTGCTGGCGCAGCCGGCACAGCGACGGGGCTTGCGGGTCAAGTCGGCACGAACCTTATGGGCCAGCGCTTCGGGGCGGGCGGCAATCTCGCTTCTACGGCGTCGAACGCCGGAGCCACGACGGCTGGGGCTTACACGGGCGCTATCCCGACGATGGCGGCGCTTACTTCGGCTAATCCTTACGGCACGGCTATGGAGAACGTCGGTCAGGCGCGGGCGTCCAGCTATATGGGCGGCGCTGGTGCGCTAGGCCAAGCACTTAATACTATACCTCAGAACTATATGACGTATAGTATTCTGAACCGTATGCAGCCGCAAGGCACGCAATATGCCGGAATGGGGGACTTACCAAGCGTTTATCAAAGCGGTGGCGTTCTTAACTCTATCTTTGGACGATAATTATGCCCGTTCGATATGACATAGCCGCTCAGATCCCGCAGTATGGCGGCGGTGGGGGTTACGACCCCGTGAACATGATGGCGCAGCTTCAGTCGATGGATTACCGCCAGCGCCAGAACGCGCTTGCTGAAATTCAGATTGCGCAAGCGCAAAGAGAAATGCAGCAAGAACAGGCGCTTGCTGGTTTGTTTGGCCGTCAAGGATTTGACCCGCTTACACGCCAAGGATTGTCTGAAATTGCTCGTGTCAATCCGGGTTATTTCCGGCAATATGTGACGCCTTATGCCGGGTTTCAGGCTGAAAAAGCGCGTGAAACGGCTATTTATGGCGGCGAAGCGCGGGCTAAAGAATTGCAGCTTTACGCCGTTGGAAAAGCTAAATATGAACTTGCGGGTGAAGCAGCTAAGTATCCCGGCGTAAAAGCGGAAGCACGCGAAAAAGTAGGTAAAGCCACGGAAGAAGACATTAAGGCTGCACAACGCCTTGTCGCTCCGGCGTTTATGGCGCGCGACCCAGAGACTTTTGCAGCACGGTACGCGCAGGTTTATCCAGATCTTCCTGAGAGCGCGCGTAAACGTCTCGGCGCGCAGCCGTCTATGCAGGACATTGAAGCGTTTTTGTCAACGCCGGAAGAAATCTTGCAAGCCCGCAAACCTATCTCCGGCGTAAAAGCCGGCGAGACGATTGTGACTCCGACAGGTAGACCGGGCGAGCCAGCCATCGCGGTCGAACCGGAATACCGCGCGCCGAACGCGATGGTCACTAATCAGCCGGGTATGAACGTATTGGCGCAGCAAGGTCGTATGCCTGCTATTGCCGGCGACGTGAATGCACCGCCAGTCGATCCGATCATTGCCAAAGCGTTGCGCAAAGAAACGATGCTCAAGCAGTTGCCGCCAGGCCCTGCTCGTGAGACGGCTGGCGCTCGTTTGGACCTGCGCGATACGCTTGACACGGTCATCAGCGGGCTTGGCGCTTTGGCCGAAGCCGGCGGTATTCCGCAAGCCGGGGCGACGACGGCTGCGAACTGGAAAGCTGCGTTTCGCAAGAGTCCGACCGGACAAGCGCTTGGCGGACTTAGCGATAGCGAAGTCAATGCACAGCTCGCGGCGCTGCGCACCACGTCGGCGGTTCTTAAAGCACAGCTTCGCAAGGGCCTTGAAATGGGTATCACCCAGATGGACGCCGTTAAGGAAGCTGAAAAACTGGACGCTGCATTTCTTAACCCCGATAAGATCAAAGGTCTTAGCGAGGGCTATGCCTCGGTTGAAGCGCTGCGTAAGTTGCTGGGCGGCGGCGCATCGACTGCCGCGCCGGCGACACGCGGTAAGGCTGGGGAAACGCCGGCTATTGATGACCTTGACACTATTCTTGGGATTAAGAAATGACGGATCTTCGCGCGCGTATTGAAGCGGCTCGTAAGGCTGGGTATTCAGACGCAGATATTCAAACGCGGCTTGCCGACGTTCCTGAGATCAAGCGTGCGCGCGAAGCAGGCTATGATGATGCCGCGATTTATTCCCGTCTTGGACTTAAAACTGAACCACAAGCAACCGGCGAAGTCGCGTTTTTAGAGCGCCCTATTATCCCCGGCACCAATGTAGGCGTTATCCCCAAAGGTGGGTTTGGGGAAACCACTACCGGCAAAACGCTTGGCTATCTTGGTGAAACGATTGAAAACATACCTGAAAGCGCCATTGGCATGGGTGCTAAAGGATATGACATTGCGCAGGGACTTATTGGCTTAGCGACGCCAGAGGGCCGCGCTGCTGCCGGCGAAGCTATCCAAGGCATTCCGCAGGCTGTCCATAAAGAGATCATGGGCGCGGTCGTAAGCCCACTAGAGACAGCCGCCAAAGTCAAAGAATCATTCAGAACTGATCCGCTTGGCACGATGGCGGGCGTTTCCGCGCTTACCGGCGGCATCGGTGCTTTGGCGCGTCCCGGCAATATGCTCGCCCGTATTTCACAGGCCACTAATCCGCTTGCAATTCCTGAAATGGCGGCGCGCGGCGTCACTGGCGGCTATGAGCGGTTTGTGTCGCCTATCATCACGCAAGCCGGTGCCGAACGAGCGGCTGGTGCAAAACTGTTCGAGTCCGCTATGGACCCGATGGCGGCGGCGCAGGCCATGCGTCAGGAGCCGCGCAGCATCATCGGCCAAGTGCCGGCATCGCAGAGGCTGGCTGAAGCGAGACAGTTTGAGCCGGGGCTTGCCACGCTTCAAGCTGATCTTGCTACCGGCGAGACGGCGATTGGCCGCGAATCAATTTTGACTGAACAGCGTCGGTTGTCGGCGCTTCAGCAACAGCTCCACGCTATCGACCAAGACATCTTACAACGCGGACAGGCAATGTCACCGCAGGAAGCGGCGTCAGCCAGTCGCATTCGCAATGACATTACGCAGTCTATTGCGGCGGCCGAACAGCGTATCCAGGGCGGCCTAAGTCAGACTGGCGCACAGATTCCGGCGACTAATCCGCTCACCTCGGGCGAAGCTGTCGCTGCTCGCACGCGTCAGATCCGCGATACGTTCCGCGAAGAGCGTATATCGCCGGCTTATGAGGCGGCATTTCAATCGGCCGGTAATCAGCGCATTCCAGTCGATAACGTCATCGCTGACGCCGAACGCATTATCGGCGCTCGGCTGGCTGATGTGCCGCTTGGCGTGGCCAATCGCACGATTGCTGATCTTAGAGAATTGCAAAATGGGGCAACGCTGCGTCAGCTTGACCGTGTGCGCAAGTCTGTCAACAAAGACATAGCGGCAGCTCAGTCGGCAGGGCGTCCGTTAGGCGATCTCATGGATCTCCACAATTCCATTGATGAGGCGGTCCGCGCCAGTGATCTGCCGATGCGGGCGCAGCTTCAATATTCAAACGCGCTCAATCTCTATCGCAGTGAGTTTGTGCCGCGCTTTAAAACCGGCGTTGTGTCTGACATTCTTCGCACGACCAAAAAGAATCAGTCCGGCATTCTGTCTAGCCAGACCGTCAGTCGGTTCATGGCCAACGAAGACGCTGCGGCGCAGTTCGCGACGACGTTTGAAAATGACGCTGTGGCGCGGCGCGCTATGGAAGCCGGTATTCAGGACATGGCGCGAGTGCGCACTGTTGATCCTGTGACACATGCCGTTGATCCAGATAAGATAACAGCTTTCATTGCCGACAATCAGTCTAAGTTCGACCTTATGGGAATCGACGCCGAACGGCTACTTGACCCGGTTCGTCGTGAAGCCCAGACGCTTCTTGAGGGCCGGCGCGAGCTTGAACGCGACGCGTCGTTCTTCCGCACGGATCGCGGCGAAGCATTGCGCACCGGCGCGGCGTATGCCGACGCGCTATTAAAAAACCCGGCAGCAATGGATGTCGGGCTGCGACGTTTATCGCCGGCTGGACGCGCGGCGCTTACAAAAGAGATTACAGATCGCGCAATTCGCGAGATCAATACGCGGTCGCCCGACAAGGCGCTGGATTATCTTGACAAGCACAAGGGCACCATTCGCATGGTGCTGGATAAGTCTGACTTTGACCGGCTGCAAAATCTGGCCAAGAATCAGCAGGCGTTACTCGACGTTGAAAAGCGCGCAGTTAAGCCGACAGTTCAGCTAGATGTTGACTTATCTAATGTTCCGCCGGACGTGATGACCGACTTTAACATGGTCGCGCGCGAACTCCAGCGTATTAAATCGGCTGAAGAAATGACCGGATTACGCCCCGCGCAAAAGATCGGCAAGATAGGTGCGGAAGACGTTAAAACGGCCAAAGAACTTAAACCTAACTTTATCGACAGTCGTTTGTCGGTGATGGAAAAGATTCTTGATTTTGCGGGTAAATATATTAACCGCAAAACTACGGCTGTGCTGGCGGATGCGTTAATTCGCAATCCTGAAAAAGCCGCTGATCTTATTGAACGTGAGATAACGCGCCGCACTAAAGTTGCGACGCCTGCGCCTGAATCGCGTCGTCGCACGTTGGGTCGCGCAGCCATAACCGGCAGTCTTGCCGCGCAAAATAATATGACTCCCGAAAACCGCAACGCGATGGCGAGATGATTATGGTCGAATACCAAGTTCTTTTTGATGTAGCCATTGGCGTGATTGGCGTGCTGGGCGGGTGGACGCTTAATACGGTCTGGGCGGCCGTAAAAGATCTTCAAGAAGCCGATAAAGAGTTGGCGGAAAAGGTCGGCCAGATTGAAGTGCTGGTTGCCGGCCGCTATATAACGCGCGAAGAGTTTAACCTGACGCTTAATCAGGTATTTGAACGTCTTGATAAAATTCGTGACATGCTCAGCACAAAGGCTGACCGATGAATTTCCAGATCTTCTTCGACGATGTGCGTAATAGCCTGTTCGGCGGCAAGCTGTCGCAGGGCCAAGTCGAAGGTATGGAAAACATTATCAATTATTCGACCGTTAGTCTTGACCAGTTGGCGTATGTCCTTGCGACCGTCAAATGGGAGACGGCGCACACGATGCAGCCGATTAAAGAGTATGGTTCTACGGCCTACCTCAAATCTAAGCCCTACTGGCCTTATTACGGGCGCGGGCTTGTCCAGTTAACCTGGAAAGACAACTACGCTAAATACGGTTTGGACAAGACGCCCGACAAGGCGCTGGAATGGGACTCGTCGCTGTTTGTGCTGTTCGATGGCATGACCAAGGGGCTGTTCACGGGCAAGAAACTAGACGACTATATCAACGATAATAAGCGCGACTACATCAACGCGCGGCGGATCATTAACGGGACTGATCGCGCCAAAGAGATAGCGCAGATTGCGGACGCCTATCGCACCGCCCTTATCGCTGCGCAAGATCCCGTTGCTCCCCCTGCCGACGATGATCTCCAAGCCCGCTTTGATCAGATGCTTGCCATTTCCCTGACAAGCAACCCCCATATTCAGGACTTGGTTCGGCAACTCTGCGCCAAAAGGAGATAGTTCTATGGTGATCAACAACCCTTACACGACGTTCAGCGGCATTCTGGCGCTTCTGACCGTGCTGTGGCACGCCTATCAGACCAAGACCGTCAACTGGGATGATCTTCAGACGGCGTTGGTCGGTCTGGGTCTGGTCGCCGCTAAAGATTGGAACGTCACGGGCGGCTCTAAGATTCAAGATTGAAAGAGGCAGGCCGAAGTTGCCAAACCTAAAACTGTCGAAGAGACTGTCTCTGATCTTGATGCTGGCCGCTTCTAGCGGTTGTCAGTTTACCAGCGGGGGCGCATGTCCCCCACTGGTTGATTACTCGGCGGAACGACAAACCTTGGCCGCCAAGGAATTACGGTCACTCCCCAAGGGAAGCCAGCTTGCCCACATGATCGTGGACTACGGCAAGCTCCGCAGCGCGTGTCGGCTTTAGAGCCTTGGCTGTCTTGCGATCAGCCTTCTTCTGATAGTCGATAAATTCCGTGCCAGCCTTAGTCGCAGCGTAGTCAGCCGCGAACGTAGCCGCGAACAGCTCGTAATTCACCGCATCAATATGGCTGTCCATATGATCCGGCGACGCAAAGGCGCGCGCGTTCTTAACGCAGGCCAGCATAATGGCGATTTCATACGGGTGAAAATCACGGCCCAGACGCAGGCTGGCAAGATCCGCCGCAAGCTGGAAATTGTTTTCAATGCCGCCGTAACCTTCACCGCGCTGGTCGATGATGGCGCTGGCGTCTTTAAGCAGTTCTTGAGGTGTCATTTATCATCTCCATGATGGCCGCCCTTTCTCTTAACATGCGCAGCACCGTGTAACGCTGATGCAAACGCACAAGGATAGTCGAGCGCCGGGCGTGACGCTGTTCCTCCTCCAGCAAGTCTAAGACTTCCTGTTCCGTTAGATCAGCAAGCTGATCATTAAGCGATTTCCATGTGACAGGTTCTGTCATTTTAACTCTTCCAAGGCTATTTCAGCCAATGTCCGTTTGTCTTTTAAACTATCAAAGATTCTTTGGTCAATAGTTTTATTACACATAATGACATAACACCACACGTCGCGTGTCTGGCCGCTGCGATGTAAACGGCCTACGGTCTGCTCGAACAGCTCCAGCGACCACGGCAGCGACAGGAACACGATCTTGTTGCCGCCAAACTGTAGGTTCAGCCCGTGACCGGCGCTTTTGGGGTGGATTGCCAGCAACTCTATCTTACCGGCGTTCCAGCGCTCAACGGCGTTTGGCGTGTCAATGGTCGTTACGTTGAACTGCCGTTGTAATTCGGCTAATTCTTCTTTGTAATTGTAAACGATGATGGTGTTGTCTCGCTGGTTTTCGTCGAGGATGTCTCTGAGAGATTCAAACTTTTGGCGTCCAAACCACTGAGCAACGCCTTGGCTATCATAAGCGAAGCCGCTGGTGAGCTGCTGAAGTTTGTTTGTGACAGCAGCCGCTGTTGGAGCCGTGATCTCTTCATGCACATATTCCTTCTTCATGTTCTCGTATGGCGTGCGGTCTTCCAGTTCACATCGGATCTGCACGACATGGCATGGCGGTAGCTTGTCTTTATACTCGCCAGGCTCTAGCACGTATGTCGCCGGCTTGATCGTCTCCATGACTTTTGGCAGCGCTTGCGGCAGCGGCTCCCATTGGTTAAAGTCGCGGTTCACACAGTAAAAATACTGTTGCAGGAACGCGCCCTTGCTACGGCCTAGCAGCGTCTGATCGACGACCTTACACTGGCCGAACACGTCTTCTAAGCCGTTCGACGTGAACGAGCCGGTCAAACCCCAGCGGATCTTGAACTGGTCGAGGATCTTGAGCAGGAACTTGAAGCG